TCCCATACATAGTTTCGTCCAAATCATAAGAGTCAACTCCTCCTACGCCAACATGCTCGTTGCCTGGGCGCTTCTTGCCTTTGTCTTCAATAAACTTGTTTCTGTTTTCAGGATCTGGATGCCAACACACATGAAACCTACCGTTAGGCGATGGGGAAAAAACAACCTCTTTGTCTTTTTCCTTCCATGAAAAATTACCTCTAACTACTGGGTTAGGGTACATGTTATTGTTGAAGTCTATCTGCTGATATATCTTGCCAATATTAAATAGACTTCCTTCCACACTGTCTCGGAACGCTTCCTCCTCAGTAAAAGGGAACTGCCTGACAACTTCATTGAGTTCTGACGGATCATGTTTTAAACTATTACGTTCGTTTCTTAAATATGTTTTGGCTCCAATCGTAATCATCTCCCCGTCTATGCCTTCTACTGGAGTTTCTGGATCGTCTACTACGGGATTCCCGTACTTGTCAAAAAAACCTTCTAGAGCTTCGTAAGCTGGGATAAATATTCTATACAACCCCGTCTTGGTCCTACCGTTTTCGTTTCTCTCTTGAGGGTTGGAATCATCCCATAAATGTCTATACTCTTCACCGCCTTTATCCATAGGGTTTACCGTACTACCCACCAAAGCCTTTCCCACCACCTTACGACCCACGATAAGGCACGTTCTCTCAATCCTCCAGGCTTCACGTATGTCAGTTGGTTTCTCCCACTTACCAGCCTCATCAAGATATAGCAGATGAAGCTTCTCACCATCGTATGCGTTGTTTGTTGTGTTCTTCCAGTTTATTACTGTATTTAGAGCATCTCCATTATTTGATGTCTTGTTACTCTTTGTTATACGTTTTGACGGTTCTCTAAAAGCCAACTCCATACGAGGGTTAGTAGTACCATCTTGAATAGGTTTGAAGAAAAACGGATAGCTTTTGAAGATAGGTACTACCTTCTTCATGAAGATATTTTCCTGAGCGTCTTTACCAGTTTTCGACTGTATTCCAATAAGCTTGTCTTTAACTTGAGTACCCTCGTCATCAACGATAGAGGTACAGATATTAGTATAGCCAGAACGCCTACACTTAGTATATAGCTGACCGAGACTATTTGGATCAGCCTCGCACGCAGCAAAATGGATAAATATTTCACGTTGAAAGGATAAGAAGGACGGGTAGCCAATATCAATTTTACTCCACTGTAAGAACATGTAGTGTCTGCCAGTAATATACGTAGGGACCCCGTTATTGTAAAACCAAACACCGTTGCGACGGCGGTTAAACTCCTGTTCGATATATGGAGAGAAGCGATCACGGAACTCCTTTGGCTTCTCGTACCACTCGTCCATACTTCGAGTCCTTTTGAGCTCTTCTGGCATATCAATCCTTTGCCACATTTGCATGGAAGCGGGTCTATCGTGAAACAGAATGTCTGACTTCTTGGGCTTCTTTGGTAGTACAATGACCAACCCGTGAAGCTCAATGACATCACCTTCCGAGCCATTCGGGCATATTTTGATTTTATCATCTTCATTCAAGTTCATACCACCCGTTTTTACTGTATAAGTTGATTACATCCTTGAAATACTTTTCATACATAGGGGCTACGTTTTCTAGCGAAAACTTCTCACCCTGCTTGCGGCATTCGTGATAGTCGATCTTTTTGTTTATGACGTTTCTAGTAGCTTCTATAAAGTCTGCAAACGTCCTGCATCTATACCCAGTGACACCGTTTATATTGTTTTCTGTAAAAGCTCCCCAGTCAGTAGTTATTGTAGGCGTTCCGCTAAGCAAAGCTTCTACTTGCACCCCGCCAAAAGGTTCGTTATAAAGAGATGGAACAAAAACACCCATCGCTTCGCTCATGATCTTTTTTCTTTCCTCCATCTTTACATAACCAACAAACTCTACATTCTTTTCAAATTTTTTATTAGCGTAGTCATCTCCAAGCTGACCAGCTATTTTAAGTTTCAATCCTAGTTTCTCACAAACCTGGATAGCTATGCTAACACCTTTACCTTCATATACCCTACCAATAAAAAGCATATAATCTTGCTTTTTATCGCAAAAGTCAAAATCCTTTAAATCAAAATAGTTTGGAATAACCACTCCGTACCAATCTGGATTACAATGACCAACTTTGTTTTTACCTTCTAGCGAATGTTTAAGAGCGTATGATTCATAAACTTTAAACTTGGCAAACGTATCTGTATACCCAATACCTGGCTCAATAACAATCATGTCTTTATGAGCGTCGCATATAGTTTTTACACCCCATCCCCAGAAAGGAAGTAAGATGTCTAGGTGTTCTTTCCTCTTGCCTATCTCTTCTATTGCATTCTTATAAAACTCTTGATAAGCATCGTCTTTGGTGTCGTACTTAAAAAACTTAGAGGTGTAGTCGTGATCACCATAAACCTTATTCCACGTTTCTCTACTCAACACTGGTACGTGCTCAGAACAGATTACTTCAGAATCCTCATGACCATAATGTATCACATGATGGCCTCTTTCAGTCATCATCTTACAAAACTTCAACACTTTTTGAGTGTATGCGCAAGCATTAAACTCTTCCGAAGTTATTGTATGAGGAACACCAAGAGCGTGAAGACGAAACTTCATTAGTAGCTTCTTCCGAGACTGTCCATCCTTCCGAGGTTAGGAACTCCTTCCTTTGGGGATGTGTTAATCATAGTTCCTCCACACTCGCACTCAGCTTCTGGGATTACTACTTTCTTATCTACAACTTTCATGGTAAGCTTGTCTATATATACTTCCTTACCACAATCGGGGCATGACATGTTTGGCATTGTATTTAATTTATACAAATATAGTACCCCCGTCAGGATTCGAACCTGAGACCTACGCATTAGAAGTGCGTTGCTCTATCCAGCTGAGCTACGAGGGCAAATGAAGGTCTCACAACTGCCAGCCGAAGCAAGACCTTCAGATGAAAACTAACCCCAGATTAAAAAAAAAGGGATTAAATAACCAGGGACCATCCCTGATTGTTGGGACGGTGGGACTTGAACCCACGACCGCCTGTGTATAAGACAGGTGCTCTAACCAACTGAGCTACATCCCAAGTTGATCGACCCAGTTTATGCAGTGGGCCACCTGACTATCTGGCAATAAAGTTTAGTATTCGCTGTAGTACTTTCGTTTCATCTTTACGAAAAGCACCATATGAAAGAATAGCAAGTTGACAGTAAACACATGTCCAATAGAACTTCTCTCATAGTTAAATCCCAATCCTATTTCAGCCGCATCTAAGTACGCGCTGAAATTAACTCTTGATAAAAACCCCGTCTTTCGTTTCACCTGTTCTTAATTTAATTTCGTTATACGCTGCTTCAAGGCATTTTTCTAAGTCATACCCTGTTTGCGCAGCTAATATAATCAGAGTCACCATAACATCGCCAAAAGCGTCTGTGGTTTCTTCTCTGCCTTTTTGCTTAGCTAGGCATCCAGCCAACTCACCTAACTCTTCTATTACTTTTAGCATTTGCCTAGGGGCATTTTCTTTTTCGATGAGGCCGCGATCTCTAGCCCACATCTGTACCAACGACATTAGTTCTTCCATTGTATTTGATTTTGTTATTTGATAGTCATGCCAGCCATCCCAAAAGATGAGCTCACTTGGAGAAACGCTCAGCGAATCCCCCACTGTAATCTTTCTGTTCAGCAATCTCGCCATTTTCTTTTAATTCCTTTACCATTTGTTCTAACTTCTGACGCTCCACAATCAGTTCTTTACAGTCTATTGCAGTTTGTTTCACTGATTGCAGTTCAGCTTTACGGGCGCTGCCCGTTATTTCTGGATCCACAGGCTTCTTTACTTCTTCAATCATGTTGTGAATAGCTATCGCCATGCTCTCCATAAGCTTGCTAGCTGCTGCTACTGTACTAAACTTACTCATTTTCGATTGTATATAACAGGTCATCGGGGCGCATACGTAAGTACTCCTTCCCGTCTATTTTTATTTCGTAAGCTATGTTAGGACGAAAATACACTACATCCCCTTCCTGTATATCTAAATACTCAGAATTTTTATTGTGCTTTGTCATCCTGCCTTTATCTATAGGCGAGTCGGACAGCTTCACTACTTCTATGGTAGAACTGCTCTCTTCTTTTTCGTCTTCTATTTTTTCTAGCAACAACCACCCGCCTAGCGTTTTAATCTCGTTGGTATCTTGATTTTTGTACGCTATAGCCTGACAAGCCAGTGTCTGCTCTTCGTTGTACTTTACTATGTACTGGTTCTTAGCTTCTTCTAACGGTATAGGCTGTGCTTTCTGTATTACTACGTGATGATGAAAGTACAAAGTATCACCTGGCCTAACATCTGTATCGTACTTGTACGGAGTAGCTACTACCTTACCCTCCACCGACCTGTTGTTAAACTCATCGTACTTGGTTTCTATATAGATTACGTCACCATTAGACATGACGTATTGATCGTTGAAGCGTTTTTCTACCTCAACGATAAAATCTTCAAGTGGTCTCATACTAGAAATTTAAATCGAATTCAACTGAGCAGCTCATATTGTCTATGGCTTTCCACAAAGATATACCATCTTCGTCTTTTACGTAGATAAGATATCTTTTAAACCCATGCTTGTACATGTGCTCCTCGTCAAATACTATGGCGTTTACTATACCGCCATTCTTTAATTTCATTCCTACTTGATAGGCCATTCCGTTTTTTACGTCATTGCCTATGATAATTTTTCTTATCAATCCTTCCATTAGTTTAGAGATATATTCAAACCAGAAAGCAAGTCATCTAAGTCGTCAGGCGCTTCGTATGAACTACGTATAGCCCCTATAATTGTTTCTAGTTCTTCTTTGTTTATTATATTGTAGTCAAACACAGATTGCATCTCTACTATTTCATCTTCAGAATTGAAGTCTTTTGAATCTATAATCCCGAAAATCATAGCAGAAATTACTCTGTCCTCCAGGTTGTTTTTTCTTACGATATCATTGATCTCCATCATCTTGGAGTACACCTGGTATATTACGTCAGCGTCCTTGGAGTTCATTTCTTATTTTTGTCTAATATACGAAGTATATGCCTAAATCGACTGTAAGCAAAAAGAAGCTGTTTAGAGAGGTGTCGTTCCTAAACAGCAGATACATAAACAATAACTACTTTAAAGACTTGCGAGCGAAGCGCCTTATGTTTTGCGAAAGCAATGACATTACATATAGCCACTTGGAGTTTCTTCTCTGGGCGTATGACAAAGAGTTCTGGACTATCAACTTCGCTTCTAGCGAGTATGGTATGAATAAGAACAACATTGGGGATAGAGTTATCTTCCCGCTACTCAAACAGGATTTGGTGTACAAGCATTTCGATAAGCTTACACAAGCTAACGACCCTCAAGCATATATGTTTAGAGACGAAACCAAGTTCAACTATAGAGTACGATATGGTATAACGCAAAAAGCGCGGCTTTTAGTGCAGCGCTTCTATGCTCTCTTTGACGTAGAAGAGTAGTTACCTACCCTGTCCTGCGTATGCCTTTTTGTACAGCTTAGAACCTTTGTTCTTAGAAGTTTTCTTTTTAGAGTGTACTCCTGGGTTAGACTTCTTAACCGTAGTGAGTTTAACGGATACTGTTTGCTTAGCCATTGATTACAGTATAGTACGTTTCACCTTTGCTATCCCGCTGAGCTCTAAGCATCCTTCCACGATTTACGTCGTTCGTCTTATATGACACATGCACCCATGCTGGCTCCTCGTCATTACCAAACTCCCAGATCATCTGATCGAAAGTCAGGTTCTCTTTGATGAATTCAAAGATCTCTTTGTTAGATACTCCACCATAAATGTCCGCATCAATATCGAGCGCCTCCCCAGCCATATGTTGAGACGTTTTGCTACCCTTAATAGCCTTGTTGAGTTCAGGCGAACGATACCCCGACGATACTCCAATGGGTATGCCGAAGCGATCGCGTAACGGTTGAAATACATTTTCCGCTATAGCTTTGAGACTGTTTATTGATTCTTGTGATGGGGTGTTGTCTATACCCAACCTTGTGGCCGTGTTAGACTTGATCGCTTCTTTTAGCGAAAGGTTTTTACTTAGTTGCATTTAATTTATTTGTACTTATTGATAGCAATTCAAGCTACCCTTGCAACTGTCATGGATTTTCCTTTTGTTATATCCAGGGTTACGTCCATGATCGTTAGGCGGTCTAGAGTTAACTCTTCTCACTTTAGGGTAGCTTTCAGATCCTTCTCCGTAAATATCCATAAAATATCTAAGGATGTCTGGATTTTGAAGCATAGAATTTATCAACTTCTTGTCGCTAGAAGAGATATCCCCTGTATAGCCTGTCACGCTCTCTATATCATACGAGGTAAGCTTCTTGCCTCTGTCTGTGTACCCGTCAGGTCCTGGACGCTGAATAAACAAAACATCACTATCGCCTTTGTAAGCTCTAGCTTGTGGGGCTGGTGTGTCGTATATAGACCTATTAGAAGGTCCTCCAGTGTACTCCAAGAGAGATAGCAAAGCTCCAACCCCTCCTTCTTGAGCTACCCCAGAAGACAAACGCTGTTCTGCTGTCCCGTAATCGAGATCAGAAGAAGCGTACTTGCGTAACGTTTGATTTTTCTTTGGTCGTGCCATATTAACCTCTTTCTATTCTTCTTCTAGCTCTTTGTGCAAGTACTTCAGGAGTAAAAGCTTTACTCAACAAAGCT